TAAGGTAAAGCTGTTAGTGGACAGTGAACCCGTAGACCCTCAGACTCTGACGGATAAGCTAAGTTATTACTTTAGGGCGGCGCCAGCAGCGAGTATAGATCGCACTCGTGAAAACTCGTTGCTAGATAATTTAGCCGTGCGCCAAGAGTTTCCCCCTGCTGTTGGATCAGTTGTAGCAAGCAAGTGTAAGCAGATTGGGTGGGCTATTGACCACCAAGACGAAGTTGATGAACCTCTATGGTATGACTTGATTGGGGTAGCCGCGCACTGCGTAGACCCTGAGACTACCGCTATTGAATGGAGTAAAGGTCACCCGTCGTACGATGAAAAATCAACCATACAGAAACTTACTCACTGGAAAGAGTCAACAACAGGGCCGACGACATGCCAGAAGTTCGAGACAGACAGACCGAATGGATGCAGAGGCTGTAAGTATAAAGGCAAAGTTGGTTCACCTGCCCGACTTGGGGTGCAGTATCAAGAGGTGGCTATTGCGCAGGAAGCGCCAGATCAAGTAGCAAACAATATCCCTATGCCCAAACCGTTTAAGAGAACGGCACAAGGTATAAAGATGACAGTAGATGAAACAGATATTGATGTCTGTAAGTTTGATATATACCCAGTCGGTTACGGTATGGATGAGTCATTGGGGTACGAAACAGTACGATACCACTGGAACAGACCGCACATGGGGTGGCAACTACTAACCCTGCGGCAAGCATACTTGGCTGATGGTAGCCGAGAGTTCTCAACGGCAATCGCCGACCAAGGTATTGTGCTGTATAACAAAAACCAAACGGAGTATTTTCAACTTATGTTACGTTCGTATATGGAAGAGTTGAGACAAATCCGTGCGATGACCAACCTCTACTCTACGATGGGATGGAAGGAAAACAACACGGCATTTGTTCTTGGAGACACGCTACTCAAGCGAGACGCTGATGGGCTTGTCCAAGAGGAGCGTGTGAACTTGTCGTCAGGAGTTCAGCGACAGGGTAGTGAGATGTACGGCACTAAAGGCGACCTACAAAGTTGGGCTACCCTGACAAGTATATTAGAGAAAGCTGATCTAAAGACGCACATGTTTGCATTAGGCGTGGCGTTCTCTGCGCCACTGTATAACTTCACTGGTCTTAAAGGCTTAACAATCTCGCTGTATGGGGCGACAGGCGGTGGTAAAACACTGGCTCAGTATTGGGGTCAGTCTATCTACGGCAACCCTGACAAGCTACACTTTGCCGCTAAGTACACACAGAACAGCTTGTTTACACGACTTGGTACATACGCAAACCTGCCGTTGACCATCGACGAAGTTACCATGATGGACGATAAGCAGGTAGGTGATTTCTGTTATTGGGTATCTCAAGGACGTGACAAAGCTAGACTTAACCGCAACGCTGAAGAACGAGACGCTAAGACTTGGGCAACACCTGTCATAGTATCCACCAACAAGTCTCTACAAAGTAAGCTGATAGCGTCTGGCCTAGACACAGATGCACAGATGGCTCGTTTGCTAGAGATTACTGTGCCGCAGAGCGCTATATTCACACGAGACAGTACAGCAGGTAAAAAGATATACGATGCAATCCACGCTAACTACGGCCATGCGGGACGAGTGTTTATCAAGAACTTGTTGGAGATGGGCGAAGAAGGTATCCAAGCCGCTATCGCTGAAGCATCTGACAATTTCCAAAGACAATACAAGGCCAAATTCTCAGGCGAAGAACGTTACTGGGAACAAGCAATTATTCTAGCAGACTTAGGCATGAAGCTAGCAAACCAGTGGGGCTTGATACAGTTTGATTACCGCAACGCAACCGAGTGGGTACTGGCTCAGATTGGTGCTATCCGCAGAACAGTACAAGAGAACCAGACTGATTCGTTTGATTTGATTGCAGAGTACATGGCTGATTGCGCTGACGCACAGGTAACTATCATGCACACAGTAGGGCAGAAGCCACAACCTGATTACAGTCGTATGCCTAGAGGTGATGTGCGTGTACGTCTTGATGTGTTCCGTAAGTCTGCGGCTGATCCGTTTGATAAAGGTACGATGATGATTGACCGCACCCACTTCCGCAAGTGGTTGTCTGTTCGAGGAGCTGACTACAAGACATTCAAACAGGAACTTACTGAGGAGAGCGCTATTGCAACTCCGAAGTCAGAGAAAGCATCACTCGGTAAAGACACACCTATCAAACTGGCACAGTCATACGTCATAGGATTCAACCTAACACACCCACGCTTCCAGAGTTTGTTGGAGAACGCGGATGTGATGGCTGATGATCTAGCGTATGGTCAGCTCCAAGTCGTCAAAGATTAGCGTCTAGGTAAGCCGTACATTTCTGCTAACAATGCCGCTTCAGGCCGCACACCTTTCGGTGCAAACTTCATGTACCGTTGTGCGGTTGGCATCCTAGCGGCTTGATACGCTCTCTCTGCGCTCTTAACAAAGTTGGGGAACATATACTCTGTACCCCTATGTTCTTTGTTCCACTCAGCTACATCCCTGATAATTCTGCGTACCTCACTTCTGTCGTTAGCTAGTTTAGCTTTCACATAAGCAGTGCGGTAACCTGCTCTTAGCAGTTCTGCATGGGATGCCATCTCCTTACTCATACGAACCACATCATTAGCAAGTGTAGCCCGCGCAGGATAGAAGCCTAGCATACGACCAACGGCTTCACCGTAACTCGCGTTAGAGGTAACTACTTTGCCTTGAGCGTTTGTTATGCGTCCGTCATTCAAGTAGGTGTAGCCATCGAACAACCCGCGAACACCCGACACAGGAGCATCCCTGAGAACATCTATTAGTGTGGTTGTCTGGTCTTTAATGCCTGCTGCACCTGCACCCCACCCTAACATCTTCCACGATGTACCTACCATACCTGCTAGGCCTGACCATACTGGCCCTGCAAAGTTTTCTGCTTCACGCCACGGGTCAGCACCCGCCTTAAACGCACCGCTAAGAGGTACTAGGTCACCGAAGCCCAGTCGGGTTGAGAATGTCCAACCAGTAACTTGGTCGAGTAATCCTCGCATGACGACAGGCGATGCGCCGGGGATAACGGCATCAACAAACGTGGCAAGTTCTTTCTCTATGCTTGCCATCGGCACACCAAACTTCTGAGCCAGTGTATCAACTAAGTCAAACAAATCGTCAGCAAACGGTATGCCTTTAACGCCCGCCATCAACAGTAGCATCCCCAAGAATATGGCGCGTTCTTTATTAGCCATCCCACGGAGCAACTGTACGCTTATGATAGTGAACTGCTTGTACATGAACACATACTGCAACACGTTTCCACGAGCCATCTCGGGGCGGTTGTACATAGCGTACTCACCTTGAGATTTGTTTACAGCTCTAGTCGCAGACTCTTTAGCCTTAGCCTGTGCTTCTTCTAGCGTAGCACCAGAAGCAAGGTAACGGTCACGTTCTAGTCTGTATGCCGCTAGTGCGGTTGATCTACGGTTGAGTTGTTCTGTGTAAGAGAACATGGACATCCAACCTTTAATCGCACCTGCCTTCAATCCACCGCGTACTTTACCTCTTGCTGAACCAATCAATGCGTTGAACATAGCGGCTTGCAAGACGCCTTCAAATGTCAAATCACGCAGAGTCTGTGCTTCATCTTCACTTAATCCATGCTTGTCTTGTAGTGCCGCGCTGTCTACCACCTCATTCAAGTAGGCAGAAGTAGCCAACTTAGGATTCTTCATATTCATGGACGACCTAGCCATTGCGCTAGCCGCGTTAGCCATACCGAATCCACCCCCGAAACCTAAGTTAGGGTTGTATGTAGACAAGTATGGTATCGAGTGTGTCACCATAGATACCATGTTAATGAACGCTGCCGCTACCGAACCACCCAACTGAAGTAGAACCGCTAGCAACTTGAGCCTAGAACCTACCTCACCTGACAACAAGTCCTCAGAAGAGTTGGCAATGTCTGCGTTCTCGGAGTACCAACTGATTAACCGCTTGGCTTCTTCCCTGTAATCTTCGCCTCTACCTTTATTTTCTTCAGTCTTACCATTGATGGATACTCGTCGCGCACCCTTGTCAGCCATGTAGCGATACATTCTGGC